TTGGGTTACAGAGATGGTAGCAACTCAGATTACGGTACGGCTGTTGTTTTTGCGGCGTCATCAACAAACCTCACCTCGGAAAACTTTATTGGCTTTGCGGAAAACGACTGTACCGATAATGGCCTAGCAACCATTCAGTTAGGCGGTTCAGTCAACGACAAGCAGACTGGCTTGACCGCAGGGCAAACGTATTTTGTGCAGACTGATGGCACAATAGGCACAACTGCCGACTCGCCATCTGTTACGGCAGGCACAGCAGTTTCATCCACTGAAATTTTAGTAAAGGGCTAAGACATGAAAACCATTACCGAAAACACAACTAAGCTGTCTAAGTATTTGTTCGAGGACAGCAAGGCCGTGGACATGGGTTCTGACAAGATTACTGTTGGCGATCCATCGTCACCAGATTTTTACATTGCCGATCTCAACTCCAACAATGCTACGCTGACCGAAAGCGTGACAGATGCGCCTAGCAACTGGTCAGGCAATCGGTACACCTATGATCCTAGTGCTGATCCTAAATGGGTGGCAAATCCTGATTGGGTTGATCCAAGCGCTTAATATTATGTGGGTGTTCTATATCTGTACCTGGTCCTGGACACCTACATATACGACTACATCCCAGGCACATATAAGCTAAAGGGATACAGGCTTTGCAGGTATAAGGAGATCGGGGGTGATCCTAATAAAACCTGGACATGGTACTTAGATTGGGAAACAGGGAGATGTTCGCCATATGTTGTCCATAGAGGTGATAGCTGATGATAGAAGTCGCAGCCGCTGTCGCCGGGGCCGCAAAAGCATACGCTGGTGTTCGCGCCTTTATCGAGGCGGGCAAATCCATAGAGGACACGTTCACGGTCGTTGCGCGCTGGCAGGGTCATGCTAGTGATATTTTGTATGCTAGCCAGCGACATAAAAAAAGATCAAATCCTTTCAAGCAACTTGTTTTTTCTTCGTCTGTTGAAGCAGAGGCCGCCTCACTTTTTGCCGCCCGAAAAAGGGTGGAGACGATGCGAAAGGAGATTATTACGCTTCTTCAATATGCCTACGGAAATGAGGGCCTGGAGGAGTATCGCAGATGTATGAAAGAGGTCCAGGCACAACGTCAAGCAGAGGTGTATGCGCAGCAAGAGGCTAAAGATGCTTTGATAAAATCCTTTTGGATTGCAGTTCTGACGGGTTTCGCAGGCTTCTTGATCTACTTTATTATCAATGCGGTGACCAGCAGATAGGGGTTGACACGATGGATGAGCCAACGAAACAGATTGTAGACACTTTCTCAGTTGCGACGATGGTGGGCACCCTGGCCGGCCTTTTGCCCGCAATTGCAGCACTTCTTACTATTATTTGGACTGCGATAAGAATCTGGGAGACCGACACGGTGCAGGATCTTTTCCAGAAAAAGCGTAAGCGGGATAAAAAAGGCCGCTTTGTGAAGGAGGATGAGTAATGCTTCAAGCGTTGATCGGCCCTGTCACCGGGTTACTAGATAAGTTCATCCCAGATGCAGACACCAAACAAAAACTGGCCCATGAAATTGCGACTATGTCAGAGCGTCACGCTCAAGAGCTTGCGAAGGGTCAGATTGAGATTAACAAGGCGGAAGCAGCGCACAAGTCTATGTTTGTCGCGGGCTGGCGCCCATTTGTGGGCTGGACCTGCGGCGTTGCTCTGGCTTGGCACTTTGTCGGTCAGCCTATCGCTGTTTTTGTTATTACATTTGCTGGTGTGGACGCCCCTCCGCTCCCTGTCTTTGAGATGGAAAGCCTCCTGACTGTGCTTCTAGGTATGCTGGGCCTAGGTGGACTCAGGACATTTGAAAAGACCAAGCAGGTAGCCAGGGAAAAATGACTCCGGAGCAGCTCAACGCCTGGCGAATCATCCCGCGGATACTGATGTTTGCGATGATCGGCATGACGTACAGAACCGTGGAGTGGTTTATGTCCCTACCTGACCCCAACCCAGAGCAAGCAGCGCTGGTTTCCGTAATGACGGGCGCTCTCACAGGCGCTTTTGGGCTGTTTCTTGGTAAAAAAGAATGAGAACGTCCCCGCATGGCATCGCCCTAATCAAGCATTTTGAGGGGTGTGAGACAAAAGCATATCAATGCTCTGCAAACGTGTGGACGATTGGATATGGGCATACCCGGGGCGTTCGAGAAGGAGACGAGATCACTGAGGACAAAGCGGAGTATTTGCTTCTTGAAGATCTCAAGCACTTTGAAGGCTATGTGGATCGCCTTGTTGAGGTAAGTCTCAACCAGGACCAATTTGACGCCTTGGTCTCCTGGACCTTTAACCTAGGCCCCACAAATCTCAAGGAAAGCACCCTGCTGGAAAAACTGAACGCTGGTCACTATGAAGAAGTACCAGCACAAATGGCCCGCTGGAATCGCTCAAACGGGGAGATTTTGGAGGGACTCAAGCGCAGAAGAGCCGCTGAAGGGTTGCTTTGGCAAGGGTTAGATTGGAAGGATGTCTAATCTAGCCGTCAAAGACTTTGAAATCCTCAGTGATCAAGAAAAAAACGAGGCGCTAGCGCTGCTTAATCGCTATCAGCGGCTAGAAAAGCAAGAAGATTGCCAAAAAGACTTCATAACCTTCGTGAAAAGCCAGTGGCCTGGGTTTATTGAGGGCCGGCATCACAAAATTATCGGTCAAAAATTCAATGATATTGCTACTGGCAAGCTGAAAAGGCTAATTGTTTGCCTCCCCCCGCGTCATACAAAGTCTGAATTTGCCTCCACCTTTTTCCCTGCCTGGATGATGGGATTGAGAGGTGACCTCAAGATTATTCAAACTACTCACACGGCAGAACTGGCGGTCAGATTCGGCAGAAGAGTTAGAAACATCATTGATTCGTCGGAATATCAAGAGGTTTTCCCCAATCTTACCCTGCAAGCAGACAACAAATCAGCGGGGCGCTGGACAACTAATCAAGGCGGCGAGTCTTTTTATGCTGGTGTTGGAGGCGCGATCACGGGTCGAGGTGCAGACCTCTTGATAATTGACGATCCGGTCTCAGAGCAAGATGCTCTCAGCCCCACCGCGATGGACTCAGTGTATGAGTGGTATACATCTGGACCCCGACAGCGACTGCAGCCTGGGGGAATCATTGTCATAGTGATGACGCGCTGGAGCACGAAAGACCTGGTTGGCAAGGTGCTGAAGAAACAAAGCGATGATTACGCCGATCAGTGGGATTTGATCGAATTTCCAGCAATTATGCCTGATTCAGAGAAGCCGCTCTGGCCTGAGTTCTGGAAAAAAGACGAATTATTGTCGGTTAAGGCGTCACTGCCGATCTCCAAGTGGAACGCGCAATGGATGCAAGACCCCACGGCAGAAGAGGGGTCGATAGTGAAAAGAGAGTGGTGGAATATCTGGGAGGCAGACTATGTGCCTGAATACAGCTACGTCATCCAAAGCTACGACACCGCGTTTTCAAAGAAAGAAACCGCTGATTACAGCGCAATCACTACCTGGGCGGTGTTTCAGCCGCGGGACGGGGAGCCAGAGGCAATTATCCTGCTCGATGCCAAAAGGGTGCGCGCTGACTTCCCTGATTTGAAGAAAATAGCCTGGGAGGAATACAAATATTGGGAGCCTGATTGCATTCTTATAGAGGCAAAAGCCAGTGGGACGCCGCTGACTCAAGAGTTGCGGCGTATGGGCATACCAGTGACCTCCTATACACCCTCCAGGGGGCAGGATAAGATAGCGCGGATGAACAGTGTGGCGCCCATTTTTGAATCAGGAATGGTTTGGGCGCCAGAAGAGGTTTTTGCGGAAGAGGTCGTGGAAGAAATGGCCGCTTTTCCATATGGAGAGCATGATGACTATTGCGATTCCGCAACAATGGCGCTTATGCGGTTTCGTCAAGGCGGTTTTCTAAGCTTAGACACCGATATTGAGCAAGAAATGAACCCGCTGCGGCGGGACAGGAAGGTGTACTACTGATGGCAGTCGAAAAAAAGCTTGGCACAGAGAATGATCCTGACGTAATCCCGCTGTCCCGGGCCATGGAAGTGACACCTGATCCCTCGCGTAGCGACTTGATCAGAGAGGCTGCACAGGTTTTGGTAGCAGAAGATGGCATATTGATTGATGGCGAAATAGATGCGCCCCCGCCACCAGCCCCTGCTGCGGAACCCTTTGACGCCAACCTTGTGGATCAGATATCAGACGCTGACCTAGGCAGAATCGCTAAAGAAACCCTAGGCAACATAGATCAAGATAAGGAAAGCCGCGCAGATTGGGAGAAAACCTACGTTGACGGCTTGAAATACTTAGGGATGAAGTTTGATGAGTCTCGCAGTTCTCCCTTTGAGGGATCTAGCGGTGTCATCCACCCCATCCTGGCTGAAGCGGTCACTCAATTCCAGGCCCAAGCCTACAAAGAGCTTTTGCCGGCCAAGGGGCCTGTCAAAACAGAGATTGTGGGCGCGAAAACGCCTGAAGTTCAGGCCCAGGCGGCGAGAATAGAAGAATTTATGAACTTCTACATTATGAATGTAATGGAGGAGTACGATCCAGAGCTCGATCAGCTGCTGTTTTTCCTGCCTCTCGCTGGCTCAGCGTTTCGCAAAGTCTACTATGACACGGCGCTCAACAAAGCGGCCTCAAAGTTTATACAACCTCAAGATTTGATTGTGCCTTATGAGGCAACCGATATTTTCACGGCAGAGCGGATTACCCACGTTCTGCAAATGTCTACAAATGAGATCCGCAAACAGCAAATTTCTGGTTTCTACGCTGATATTGACTTGAGTGGCGGTGGCTACAGTTACAACCGTGATGAAATAGAGGAACAAATAGACGAAATTGAGGGAATACAGCCCTCTGACCGTAATGAGCGCGACCACACGGTTTATGAGGTGCATACGGTATTAGAAATACCCGGGCAGGAAGACGTGGGTCCTGGTGGAGAACCGACAGGCCTTAAATTGCCTTACATCATCACTATTGATGAAGTCTCACAAAAAGTGCTGTCGATTCGCAGAAATTACCGCGAAAACGATCCGCAGAAGCAGAAAATAAACTATTTCGTCCAGTACAAATTCTTACCTGGGCTGGGATTCTATGGCTTGGGACTGAGCCACATGATTGGGGGCCTCGCAAAAGCCAGCACGTCTATTTTGCGGCAACTTATTGACGCAGGAACGCTTGCTAACCTACCAGCAGGCTTTAAAGCTCGCGGAATGCGTATCCGCGACGAGGATGAACCCCTGCAGCCAGGGGAGTTCCGCGACATTGACACCACAGGCGGTAATTTGCGGGAAAACCTCATCCCGCTGCCCATAAAAGAGCCGAGTAACGTCTTGATGACCCTACTCGGGCTCCTCGTAGAGTCTGGAAAGCGCTTCGCGTCAATTGCCGACATGAATGTTGGTGACATGAACCAGGCTATGCCCGTTGGCACCACTGTGGCTCTATTGGAGCGCGGCACAAAGGTGATGTCAGCCATCCACAAGCGCCTTCATTACAGCCAGAGGGTTGAATTTCAGCTTCTAGCGCGCGTTTTTAGCGAATTTCTGCCTCCAGAGTACCCGTACCTTGTGGGCACGGGGCCGCAGCAGATAAAAGCAGAGGACTTTGATGGCCGAGTTGATGTCTTCCCTGTCAGTGACCCAGACATATTCAGTCAAAGTCAGCGGATTACGATGGCCCAGGAGCTTCTCCAGTTGGTGCAATCTAATCCAGAAGTGCATGGGCCAACGGGCATCTACGAGGCTTATAGGCGTATGTACGCCGCGCTAGGGATTGATAACGTAGAAACCCTATTACAGCCCCCAGCGCCCCCACAAGAGCCTATGCCGGTTGACGCTGGCCTTGAGAATAGCGGATTCATGCTAGGTCAGCCGGCCCAGGCGTTTCCGCAACAGAATCACCAGGCCCATGTAGATGCTCACCGCAACCTGTTTTTGACTGAGCTAGTTAAGACCCAGCCGGCGCTTCAAGGCAATCTCATCAGTCACATGATGCAACACCTGCAATTCATGGCGACAGAGATGGCATCTGAGCAGCTACCTCCGGAACTGCAAGAGCAAATGAATCAACTTGAGGCGGCAGTCGCCTCTGGGGCGCTACCACCGGAAGAGGCGGCGCCCCTTCAGCAAGAAATGATAGATTTGCAGGAGCGTATTTCTGCCCCATTCTTGGCTCAGTTGACGCAAGAATTGTTGTTAAGCATAGGCCAGGGAGACTCTGAGGACCCGTTGGTTGCGATACGAGAGAAGGAACTCGAGCTCAGAGAGCAGGAGATTCAGGTGGATCAGGCTCAATTTGAGGCCAAAGAGGCAGCTCGGGGCCGTGAAAAGCTTTTGGAGGCAGAAATCGCTAAGCAGAGAATTGAGACCCAACGTGACATCAATGATGACAAGATGGACCTGGCTATTGATCGTTTGCGACAACAGGCTGATCTCAAACTTTTAGAATTGCAGGCTAAATTTGGAACAATCCAATAGGAGGGCATCATGCCGCTGAAAAAAGGCAAGTCCAAAAAGACCATTAGTGACAATATCAAGACTGAGATGCGAAGTGGCAAACCCCATAAGCAAGCGGTAGCGATAGCGATGAGAACCGCAAAAGGAATGAAGCAGGGCGGTTTGGTCAAGAGAGTGAAGAAAAAAGTCCGCGGTGGTGGTGCTGCCACCAAGGGTCTTGGTTTTTACGAGATTGAATGATGCGCGATGTAGATCTAGCAGAGCGTCTGAAGGCAGAGATTGAGAACCGCCGACAAATGATCACAGAAACGCTGTTGGGCGGCGGCTTGTCAGACATGGAGCAATATAGGGGTATACAAGGCCAGCTTACGGCCTTGTCTTTTATGGAAGAAATTTTGAGAGAGCATTTCAGGGAGAAATGATGACAGTTGAAAAAGCGTATGTAAGTCCAGATGAGGTGGTTTTAGACCCAACTCGCCTGGACCAATCAGTTTTAGAAAGGATGCCTGATCCAACAGGCTGGAGAATGCTGGTTCTGCCCTATGTGGGCGTTCCTAAGTCAAAAGGGGGCATCCATTTGACCAAAACCACCGTTGACCGAGAGGCTTTGGCAACGGTTGTATGTTATGTCGTAAAAATGGGGCCTTTATGCTACAACGACACGGAAAAGTTTGGCGATACACCTTGGTGTCAGACCAAGCAATGGGTGTTGATTGGTCGTTACGCTGGAGCCAGATTCAAGCTTGAGGATGGCGCGGAAGTGCGGATTATCAACGATGATGAAGTGATTGGCACAATTACTAACCCTGATGACATAAGGACGATCTTGTAATGATAGAAAACAATTCAGAACAGGCCCCTGTGGAAGAAGAAATCCAGATTGAAATCACTGACGAGGCGCCCGCAGAGGAAAAAGAACTGGAGGATTACTCCAAACGTGTATCGAAGCGCGTCAACAAACTCAACGCCAAGGCTAGAGAGGCAGAGCAACGAGCTGCACAATATCAGCAGTTAGCGGCCCAGAAAGACCAGGAGCTTCAGCATTACCGCTCTATCGCTGCACAATCTCAAGATCAGACTTTGGCCGCTGAAGAAGAGAAAATTAAGGCTCAAGAGCAACAAATATCAGAAATATATCGCCAGGCCGTTCAGTCTGGTGACGCTGATTTGCAAGAAAAAGCAACAACTCTCAAAAACGAGATAGCGATTAAAAAAGAAAAGCTAGCGGTTGCGAAGGCTCAAAGAGATCAGTGGGCGGCTTCTCATCAACAAAGCGCTTCCCAGGCAGTTCCCCCAGAACAACAGCCTGGCAAAGCGCCAGATCATCTCCGGAACTATGAGCAGAATCCTGAAGAGTTGCAACCTTTCACGGCAGATATTGAGCCCACCTCAGAGGCGCTATCTTGGCATAAGAAAAACCCTTGGTATGGAGACGGCGATTCGCAGGAGCACTTAGCCGCGACTCAGTATGCCTATTTCACTCATTACAACCTTGTAAATGAGGGTATTGAGCCTGATAGTGAGGAGTATTACGAAATGCTGGATTCGCGCGTCAAAACGGCTTATCCTAATTTACCAACCGGAGGCGAACCCGCCTCTGATGCCGCGCAAGAAGAGCAGCGACCCGCCGTGCAAAGAGTCGCCTCTGCCTCCCCCGGGAGCCGGCCACAAACACGAGGAAGTAAAGATGGCGTAAAGTTCTCCAATTCGGAGCTTGATCGTGTACGCGGACTAAAGCCACACAACATGGACGATGAGCAATGGCTCAAAGCCGTGGCTAAAGAGAAGCAGAAAATACAACAGAGAGGGTTACGATAATGGCAGAACAGAAGCGATCTTCGCGTGAAAGCAGAGCGCACGATAAACAGGCTCGCAGGCAATCATGGCGCCCAGTGCGTAAGCTTGAGACTCCTCCACCCCCACCTGGGTTTGTTTATAGGTGGATTCGGGAGAGTATGTTAGGCCAGGAAGATCGGGCGAATGTGTCCCGTAGACTCCGTGAAGGATGGGAATTAGTGCGTGGCACTGACCTCCCGCCCGAATGGGAACTCCCTAGCCTCGATAGCGGTCGGCATGAAGGTGTCATTTACAACGAAGGCTTGCTTCTGGCAAAGATCCCAGAATCAATGGTTGACGAGCGCACCGCGTACTACGCGGAGAAAACGGAAACTGCGACTGCAGCGTTGGACAATAACGTGTTCAACGAGGCCAGAGCAGATTCCCGCTATGTGAAATACGATCCCAGCCGTAGCAGCCGTGTGACTTTTGGCAAACAATAGGAGACTAAGCTATGGCGAATAAAGACGCCGCTTTCGGTCTGAAGCCTGCCCGTATGATGGGCGGGGCGCCGTACTCCGGAGGCCAATCACGATATCGCATTGCCAGCAACCAATCCGGTGCAATCTTCCAGGGCGACCTAGTGAAGCAATTGACCGGCGGCACTGTATCTCGTGCAGCGGCTTCCTCTACCGTTCCTGTCGTTGGAGTTTTCAACGGCGTTCAGTATACGGACCCCACCACCAAAGAGCAGGTGTTCTCTAATCATTATCCCGGCTCAATCGTTGCGTCAGACATCATCGCATTCATTATCGATGATCCTAACGTAGTGTTTGAGATTCAGGCTGATGACACGTTCCCAGTAGCAGATTTGTTCGGCAATTTTGATATTGTCGATCAGTCAACTACAGGAGACACCACCTCTGGTCGATCAAACATGGAACTCGATGTGACAACTGGTGCTACAACTACCACCTTGCCACTGAAAGCTATTGATATCAGCCAGGACCCCGACAACGATGATGTAGCAAGTGCCAACACGAATGTCATGTGCGTTATTCAAAACCACATCGCAGGCGTGAAAGGCGCTGGCTTAGCGTAATAGGAGGCTGATTAATGGCTATTTCACGAGCTCAACTAGCAGCTGAATTGGAACCAGGGCTTAATGCGTTATTTGGCATGAGCTACGACAGCTACGACCGCGAATACGAGGAGATCTTCGCCATTGAAGACTCTGAGCGCGCGTTCGAAGAAGAGGTTTTGATTACCGGATTCGGTAGCGCTCCGGTCAAAACTGAAGGCGCAGGCGTTGTTTTTGACACCGCTAGCGAGGGGTTTACGGCCCGCTATACGGCAGAAACGGTGAGTTTAGCATTTGCCCTCACCTCTGAAGCTGTAGAAGACAATCTTTACGATAGTCTTGGCCGGCGATACACCAAGGCACTGGCACGAAGCATGGCTAACACCAAAGAGGTGAAGGGTGCTGACGTTCTCAACAACGCTTTCAACTCCAGTTTTGCTGGCGGTGACGGGCAGTCGTTGATTTCAACCGCACACCCCTTGGCTGGTGGCGGCACCTTGGCAAACCGCGCAACCACAATGGCTGACCTCAATGAGACCAGCCTTGAGGACGCTCTGATTGACATCTCTACGTTCACTGATGATCGCGGACTGACCATTTCGGTTCAGGCAACCAAACTGGTTGTACCGCCTCAGTTGGTGTTTGTGGCAGACCGTATACTGAACTCAACTTTGCGTCCAGGCACGGCTGACAACGATGTCAATGCTATCCGTAACACCGGAGTGCTTCCCCAGGGTTACACCGTAAACCACTATCTGACCGATCCCGATGCGTACTTTATTCTTACGTCTGTGACGGAAGCGGGAGAAGGCTTGAAGATGTTCCAGCGCACTGCAATGGAGACTTCAATGGAGCCTGATTTCGCTACTGATAACATTCGTTATAAGGCGCGCGAGCGATATTCGTTTGGGTTCTCTGATTGGAGAGGAATTTACGGCTCCCAAGGAGCGTAAACTCGCTGATAGGGGCCGCGAGGCCCCTTTTTACTTGTCTAATGGCCGCAACGTAGCGGCTGGTTCTGGGAGGGACTGTTATGACAACTCATTTTACTAGCGGCGTCACCAACGTAGGCGCTGGCAGCACTATGGGCCGCTTAAAAATGCCGGCTCTTGCTAAATACCACTTCTATCACAACGACTTCGACACCTATCTGGCTTCCGATTGGACGATCACCACCACCGAGGCCGGCTCTGGCAATGCTTCAGAGGCTTTGGTCGATGGTGACGGGGGCCTATTAGCCCTGACACAAGACGATGCTGATAACGATCATACATTCCTTCAGCTAGTGAAGGAGGGGTTCAAGTACGAGGCTGGCAAGCAGTTGGCGTTCCACGCACGATTCAAAACGTCTGATGCCGACGCTTCTGACGTTGTGATGGGCTTACAGATTACAGACACAACCCCGCTCGATGTTTCTGATGGTATCTTTTTCCTGCTGACCGATGGCTCAACTACCTTGACCTTCATCGTAGAGAAAGACGGCACACAAAGCACTCTGGATCTACCTGCTGCAATGGCCGATGATACCTTCATGACTGTGGGCTTTGCCTACGATCCTAAGGATCAGAAGTTCCACGTCTACCAGAACAACGCTGAAGTTGGCACTGTGGCGTCCACCAACGCGCCAGATGACGAAGAGTTGACAGTCAGCTTTGGTATTCAGAATGGCGCAGCCGCTGCGAAGGTACTGACGGTCGATTACATCACAGCTATGAAAGAGCGCACTGCCAACACTGAGCTCTGATAAAGGAGGTCTACGATGGCAGACGCTGTCACATCTCAGACGATTCAGGACGGTGAACGTAAAGCCGTCTTGAAATTCACAAATGCCAGTGATGGCACCGGAGAGTCGGCTGTGAAAAAGGTGGATGTTTCTGCCTTGACAGCCAACACTCGCGGGGAAGCCTGTACTGGCGTCACCATAAATAAAATATGGTGGCAGTGTACGGGCATGAGCGTGAAGATTGAGTTTGACGCTTCAACCAATGTTTTGGCTATCGGGCTATCAGAGAACTCAAACGGTCATCACGATTACTCCAATTTTTCTGGCATTCCCAACAACGCAGGATCTGGGAAGACTGGAGACTTGGATTTCACGACCGTAGGTCACTCTAGCGGTGACAGCTACATGATTATTCTTGAATTGATCAAAAGCTATGGCTGATATCAAGAGCGTCAAGCGAACCAAAGGTGGATCGCTCATCTACAGGGGTGAGCGATTCCCTGGCTACAATAAACAGGTCAGAACACCTGGGGGGAACAAAAAGTTCAAGGTCCTGGCAAAGAAAGGCGATCAGGTCAAGATCGTCCGCTACGGCGATCCAAACATGACAATCAAGAAAGACCAGCCAGGACGCCGGAAGAATTTTAGGGCGCGGCACAATTGTGATGCCGTGGAGAAGAAAAAAGACGTTTTCGCAGCCAGTTATTGGTCCTGCAAAAACTGGTGAGGCTTTGAATATGACCCCTAGGAAATATAAAGAGGGCATGATCACAGATATGCGGTTTCGCGGCCCTGAAGAGATGGCGGGGATAAACCCTCCTATGCCACGCATTCCGCGCAGACCCCCTCCAATGCAGCCGCCGCCTACAAACCCATATGAGGGCCTAGCACCGGACAATACGGAAGCCATGCGCGCTGCGATGCAGGAGTATGGCGGCTCCGCGAGTCCCTACGCCGGCTTTGCTGAATACTTCAGCCGACCCGTATTTGATCGAGAGGGATCTGCGCCCGTCACGCAAAACGAAATGAGCTCTGTCATGGATCAATTGGCAGAAATGCGCGCCCTTTTGGATGCGCGGCAGGGTGGAACTGATGCCCCAGCCACAGAGCCTGCGGGCGAACAAACGCCATTGGCGCAAAGAATCGCGGAGCTAATTGCAAACAGAGGCATGACAGAAGCAGAGGCCCAGGCGAATCAAATGGCCGCTGTCCGCATGGGTGCAGATTTGAACAACGATGGCGCTGTGACAAATGCAGAGTTTGCGGAGTATCAAAGAAGCCAAGAGCCCACAAGGTCCATCATGCCAGTTGGCGACCCGGTTCCCCTTGTGCCGCCTTCTACTGGCAATTTATTTGGAAGCGGATTCCTTTCTGGTCTCAACACAGACGCAATCCAGGCCGCAATAGAAAAGTATAGGGCTGCGCAAGCAGCTGATTCAGCGGCGCCTACGGTAACTGATCCTAATCAAGGGAGGCTTTCTTTTGATGACTTCAGAGGCACGACAGCGCCACAAAACCAAGGCACTGACGTGCAAGCGTCTGACTTGCAGTCACGAATTCAAGAACTGATCGCCCGGGCAGGCGGTAGAGGCGCAATGTTCCCCAATATTGATCTGAGTCAATTGCAAGACCAGATTGCGGCGTTTAGGGCAGGCCAAGGCGCGACAGCGCCTGCACAGCCCCAAATGGGTGTCCCAGAATTCCAGGCCCCGATGATTGACCGTGAGGGAATTAGAGAAAGAATCATGCAGATGAGTCGCTAAATGGCTACACGGAAAAAGCCAGCAAAACGTAAATTCGCGCCAGTGCCAAAAAACAAGAGGGGCACTCCGCTCAAGTATTTGGCTGGCCTGTCACCAGCGCAGAAAAAGGCTAAAGAGGCTGAAATGAAACGAACTGCCAAAAAAGCGCGAGCTGGGACGCTTTCAAAGGCAGAAATGAACCGAATTAGCAAAGAGAGGGCGGCTCGTGGCAAAAAAAAGTAGTGGCGGCACTCCCGCCTGCGTCAAGAAACACGCTAAATCATCTGGTAAATCTGTCAGCACACTCAATAAGGTCTACAAGCGTGGCCTTGGTGCGTATTACAGTTCAGGCTCCCGTAACGTCCCGGCCAGTGCCTGGGCGTGTGGTCGCGTCCGATCCTTCGCCACCGGCAAAGGCGGGGCGCGCAAAGCAGATTCAGATCTTCTGAGGAAAAAAGCAGGCGGCAGCGTGAAGTTTGATCCGAAAAAATCCGATCTGAACAAGGACGGCAAAAT